TCCGGTGGTCACACCCCTGCGAGCCTAACGGCGTGCCCTACACGTGGGAAGGGCCGGACGTTGATCCGTCCAGCCTAGCCGGTTACCTGACACTCGGTCGCGGCGGCAAGATCGTCGGGGCGGAGAGCCTGCGTGACAGCTTCGTTATCTACAGCGAGAAGGCACTTAACGTGCTCGACTTTACAGGTGATGCGCTCGTATGGCGTAGAAGGACTGTCTCACAGAACGCTGGCCTGATCGGTCGGGACGCACTGGTCGAGGTATCGGGCCGCCACTACTTCATATCGAATGAAGATATCCTAGTGTTCGACGGTAACCAAGCCCAGAGCCTGCTCCACAATCGACTACGCAAGCGATTCGCTAGCACGCTGAACGAGGACGCACGTCACACGTCGTTCGCGGCACACAACAAGATGATGGGCGAGGTCTGGTTCTGCGTACCCGAGGAAGGCTACGACGAACCTAACATGGCTTACGTCTTCAACTACCGAGATGACACGTGGTCGCTGAGAGACCTCAGCACTGAGCGCACGTTCTCACACGCCTGCTACGGCAACCAGCCCACAGTTATTAGTGCGTGGGATGACTGGGAGGGCGTCTGGGCTAACGAGCGTACTACATGGGCGACCGCTAACAGGCAGGCGTTCGATGGCGTTATGATCGGATCATCCGGCCCTGACGTTTACAACATCGACACGCAGAACCCGCACGAAGAAGGTCTCACTACTTTTATCGAGCGGACTCACCTACCGATAGTCGGCCACGATGACGTGAGCACTATCACGCGCCTGTACCCACAGATCGAGGGCAAGACCCCGATCAAGATGTCTGTCGGCTCACACCACTACGCTGGTGACGCCGCTAGATGGGCAGGCGACAAAAGAGACTTCAGTCCGGCAACGCAACGCAAGATCGATGTCAGGACTACGGGTGAACTTCACTCGTGGCGTGCTGAAGGGCCAGCTAACGGAAACTTCAACATCAGCGGTGTGGATGTGGAGTGGTCACCGAGTGGAACGCGATGACTTATAGAGCAGAGCCAGTACCAGAGGAGACGGATGAGATTCTCGCTGAGTATCTCGACCGTCAGTTCTTCGGAATTGATTCGCACCTGTCGCGTTTCATCGCACCCGTTATCGGCGACATGCCGCTACGTCGGGAAATCGGAGCAATAGTTTATGTCCGTGAGAAAGGATTTTACGGATGCGTTGAGGATCAAGGAGAGATCGTATGGAAGAAGTTAACGCTGACTTAATTATCTACCCACGGGTAGCGAACATTAGACAGGAGTGGCACTGGGTCAAGCCAGCAATCGAAGAGATTCTGCATCTCGACCCTCACCTCACCTACAGGCCGGAAGACGTTTACCACAGTGTACTATCAGGCGAGAGCCAACTGTGGGTGCATCCTAACTTCTTCAACGTAGCCACCATTGAGACGGATGATTTTACTGGCGACACTGTATTCCTACTGTGGCTCTCATGGGCCAAGGAGCGCGGAGGAGCGAACGCTGTGACGTTCGCGGACTTCTACGAGAAGGTAGCCAGACAGCTTAACTGCTCACGAATTGAAACAAAGTCATGCCAGATGCCCGCTGTGGAGTATGCAGTTAGCAAGGTGGGATGGGAGATAACCGAAATTACTTTTGGAAAAGACCTACGGAGTTAACTCATGGGAAGCAAGAACAAAAGCAAGCAACAGAATAACAGCCAGCAGGCTTCTACAAATCAGAACGTGAGTTCTGGTATGGGAGTTAACTTTGGCGTTAATCAGTCCGGCCAACAGTCGAACTCTGGTAGCAGTAACTTCAGCCAGAGTTCACAGGACGTATGGGGAGCGCAATCGCCTCACCTAGAGAACGTCTACGGCTCTGCTACTGACCAGTACGGTCAGGCCATTGACTCGATCAACGGTATGCAACCTGAAGTGCAGGGTCAGGTATCCGGCGCATTCGATCAGGCGCAGGGCGGCTATGGCAACCAGATGAATGGTGGCTACGCCCAACAGCTACAGGGTCAGGTCGGCCCTAACAGTTACGTGAACGCCCTGAAGGGCGACATGATGAACGACGCAAACATGATTAAGCAACAGAACCTCGGAGGTCTGGACGCCAGAGCGGCGGCATCAGGCATGTCGGGTTCGTCTGGGTATCACAACTCTGCAAACCAGATGGCTAATAATGTTGACAAGGCTACGTTGCAGGGCATGAACAACCTAGGGTTCCAAGCCCACAACCAAGGCGTGCAGAACCAGATGAACCTTGCCGGGATGATGGATCAGAACCAGCAGTTCGGCGTAGGTAATATGCAGAACATGCAACAGGGCGCGATGAACCAGTTCAACCCAGCGATGGCAGGGCTGAACGCTACAGGCGCTTACGGACAGATCATAGGTGGCCCTACCACGCTGACCCAGTCGGCTGGCGGTGGCTCAAGCAGTTCAAACAGTTCTGGCTTCAGCAACGGCATGAACGTCGGCATGAACACTTCGCAGAGCGGTGGCTTCGGCAACTCGGCTGGCGGGTCTTCAGGCTCAGGCTCATCGAGCGGCTGGTCGTTTGATCCCGGTGGCGCAATGACCGGCATGGGCGGAATCATGGCGGCATCTGATATCCGACTGAAGGAGAACATCAAGCACGTAGAGCAGGTAGACGGCGTCAACCTGTACACATGGGATTGGAAAGATGACGCACCTGTCACATCCGACATGAACTACGGAGTAATTGCACAGGACGTGGTTAACAGCCACCCAAGCGCAGTATCAACTGGTGACCACGGATACATGATGGTCGATTACAGCAAGTTAGGCAGGGCCGGTGAACTGGCTGTTGCACGGATGGGAGTTCAATCATGAGTGGAAGAAGCAGAAGCGGTGGCAGTTCATCTGGCGGAACCGCTAGCGGCAACATGGCTAACGCACAGTCACAGGTCGGGCAGGCTACGCAGAAGGGCACTAACGACTGGCTATCAAACCTAATGGGCAACCAGTCATCAATGATAGGTCAGGTGCTAGGCCCGTTGATTCAGGGTGGCCAAGAGATGATGGCCAGCAACCCAGGCATGAAGAACTTCATGGCCGACACGGGACAGAAGGCTCAGGAGTTGGGTCAGGCTGACTGGCTACAGAACTTTGCCGAGGCGGCTAAGGGATGGGCACCTACACCACAACAGCCACAGGCACAGGCGGGACAGCAGACACCTTTCTACTTCAAGGGTCTCGATGAAGGCCAGCAGGCTAAATACAACCAGTACCTAAATCATCAGGCGAAGTACGGGAGATAAGCATGTCACTTATGGACTACGCAAGTGAGGCTGACGCCTACAAGCGTTTGCTTCAGACGCCAGAGATTGGCGTCACAGAGGCGCACTACAATGCTCCCGCACAGGCACCGGCACAGGCACCCACGTCGTTAGCGGCTTCACAGGCGCAAGCGGTACAGCAGGATAGCCTTCTGGAAATGCCACAGTCTCCGCTTGAGCAGGTGGTGGAGAAGAACGGCAAGGCTAAGACACTCGGCAAGATGGCGCTCACGGCGCTGTCCGGCGGACTGCTGGCTCCCGTTCTGATGCCCGAACTCATGGGCGCTGGCAAGAAGTACGAAGCCGAGATGGAAGCCTACAAGAAAGAGAAGACCACGGCTAACTTGGCGGAGCGGATCTCTCAGATCGACTTCGACAATATACAGCCGGAGGACGTTCCGTATCTTGAGTTGGCTAGTGGTAGTCTCGGTGAGTTCGGTACTGACATGCTCGCATCTCAAATGGTGGGCATAGGCGGTGACGAAAAGATTGCTGAAGCATATGGCTACACCCCATACCAGTGGTCACAGTTAAGCCCAGAGAAGAAGCGTGACCTGAGCGACAGGTACTTGGATCAGAACGGCGGCGCAGGAGCCTTCGACTACCGACAGCGTGCAGAGGGTAAATCGCCTGAGCAGTTGCAGGAGCAGAAGTCTGCCGAATTGTTTGGCTCGGCTGAGGGTCAGCAGTACGGAGATGATCGAAAGATTATCACTGGTGTGCGCGGTCAGGTTCAGGCATACGACCAAGGACTCGAATCTCTCGGCGGCATTAAGACGATGCTCGAAGATCCAGAGAATCGCGACGCGACTGGCTGGCCTCGAATCATTCGTGACGCTATCAACACGAACACGAAGGAAGACGGCTCGATGGATGCAGAGATGGCGGCAGGCGTTGTCGATCTGATCTCTCAGGCTACCTTCGGGGCGCTGTCACAGAGTGAGTTGGACTTGCTGAAAGGCGGCTTAATGGATCCGACCAAGTCTAAGGAATATAACCTCGGCACTATCAAGACTGCCATGAAGCGTATCGAGAACGATAGGGCGCTCGCCCTTGAGTCGGCTCAGGGCGCGGCGGATAGGTATAAAGGCTGGGAGGGTCAGAAAGACTACGACACTTTATTCAAGAACGACTGGCTGTACAACAACGTCGGCGAGGGTAGCAGGATGCCATCCATCCCTGCCTACGGTAACAAGGAAGAGATCAGCTTCAAGGACTACACGGAGTTCGCGCAATCACAGCGTGGCCCTTTCGATGAACCACTGACTCGCGATGAACTGGTAATGGGATTCGCTGAGTTGAGGGAGCAGTCAGAGGGTGAATACAACGCCATGATGGAGAAGCAGAAAGCAGACGCAGAGGCGGCAAAGCGAGCGAGGCTCGGCCTTGATCGACCGTGGCCGACAGTGGCTGGACAGGAGTAGATATGGATATCCACGAATGGAAAAGACAACAGAAGGAAGCTAAGGCGGCAGAGGAATCTGCGGCACGGGCGGCTAGTGCGGCTCAGGCGACTCCTCCCTCAGAAGTTGAGAAGACCTTCTCTGGCTTTATGAGCAACCTTGGAACCGACGCTATCAGTATCGGCAAGGGACTTGCCTACCCGTTCCAAGAGCCGGAAGAGTTCTTTGGCGGAATGAAGAGCCTTGTTGTTAACGAGGAAGGCGACTGGGACGCTGGCGGTCTAGTGGACGCTGGCGGTGCTGTCGTTGATCGCTACAAGGAGATCATATCAGACCCGTCTCAGTCACTGTATGACCAGCCCCTATCGACAGCGATGGACATTGCGTCTCTGGCCTTTCCGGTCAGGGGCGCGGCCAAGCTATTGCCTGACGGGTCTATGGCGCAGAAGGTGACCGAGGGCGCGGCTAACGTCGTCCAGAATATGGATCCAGTCTCTATGGCCACTACAGGCGTTGCAGGACTGAACGCACTGGCGACCAATCCTCAGAAGCTGACAGAGAGCGTCATCAAGCCATCCAACGGCAGGACTAACCGAGAGTCAGATCCCGGCTATCGGCAGGAGACTATGACCTCCGCGCTGGATCGAGAGATCACTCCGAACAAGCAGGGCATGGCTAGGCTGGATGATCAGATCCAAACAACTGGCGCACAGATAGATGAGTTGCTCATTAACTCGCCTGTGATCATCAACATGCCAAAACTTGTAAACGGGTTCGAGGACTGGGCGAAGGCTCAGGTCTCTCAGACGGACAACAATTACGCGGCGATCAGATCAAAGGTCGAGGCTAAGTCTGCTCAGATAAAGTCGCAGTACGGCACCACGCCTGACGGCGACTCCATCGTCGGCATTAACGGCGAAGGTCTACGCAAGATGCGTCAGTCCGCTGACGGTGACGTGAACCACAATCGTGTGAGCCAGCAGAACGACTCCGCTCAGGTCGCGGTAGACAAACTGTACGCAAACTATCTGCGCGAACAGCTTTCGACCCAGATAGACGGCGTCGGCGCATTGAACGCTGAGATGCACACGCTACTCAAGATCGACGACATGTACGGCCC